ATCTATCCTTGTTATATTCAGGACCATCGTGAGCATCAGGAATCACCAGGGTCGTAGCATATTTCCTCATATTCATTTTCCTCGTAGTTTAAGTTAAGCTCCCCACGTAAGTAGAGGCTGTTGATTATGTCAAAAGCCATGAGCACAGATATAACTGCGTGTTCTCCGCATTCATGACAATGTGCCATCTCGTTATCTAATCCTTTTTCAGACTCACTTCCACATCTGAAACAGTAATAGATTTCTTCTTCTCTCTTATCCATTCCTTAGGTACTTCTGTAAAACTGTACTTGAAGTCGTGTCGTTTACACCACTCTGAGTATCTAGTCTTAGATGTTTTATGCAACTTGTTATCATATTTAAACACAAACCTAATATCCAAACTAGGCTGTTGCTCCTTTATTAATAAATGTTTTGCTCTGTCGTAAGAAGTAAATCTACCCTTGCCTTCAATTATAATTCCGTTAGGTAAAACCCAATCAGGTTTGTATGTATGAATTTTATAAAATGGTATTATAAGCTTCTCGTATCTAGCTCTACTTCCTCTTAGTTTTTTTGCAATCTCTTCTTCAAACTTCGACCTGTATCTAATAGCCATTTTTTAATGTCCTTCTTCTTAAGTGCTGCCTTTAATTGATCTGCTGATTTTAAATCTTCTATGTCTCCTATATTAGTCTTGCTAACTCCACGCATCAATCTCTCTATGCCTGCTCTAGTAAGAGTATCTGACATGTCTTCTTGCTTCTTTTTTATGTCGCCTTTATAAACTTTCATGACTTTGTATATAAGTATACAATATATGTAAAAAATGATATAAAGGCTATTACAGATACGTAAGAAGCTATTTCTCCAAGTATATTATTCTTGTTTAAGTTCATCTTTTCTTTCTCCTAATGTTATTAATCGTCTAGTCTCTTCTAAAATTTCTTCCCAAGTCATGCAGTACTCATTGCATTTTTCTACTCCTTTTTTATTCTGAGTGAAAAAATGTTCGTACTCTTGGGCTACTGCCTGTTCATAATCATCAATTGATTCACACCACTCAAGACATTTTTCCGCTCCTACTGGCCCAACCCCAGGGATACCTTCAATGTTATCAGTAGAATCTCCAGTAAGTATTTGCACGTACTTACTATGAATGCCTTGTTCTACAGATACTTCATACAGTTGGTCTTTAACCCAATTGTAATGCCACCCAGCAATCTGGTCTAAGTCTTTATCGGTAGTAACAATACAAGTATTTTTATCTTGTAAGTCAGCCAGAACATCATCAGCCTCAAGACCTTCTCGCTCTTCAGCATTCCACACATTCTTTAGATACTCCTTAATCTCGGCGTACCAGTGAGGTTTATGCAAAGGATCTCTATTACCTTTGTATATTTTTATCGTAGCAAGATTATCTCTAAATGTTTCCTTCGGACTAAGGAATACCTCTAGCTCAACATCACCAAACCTATTGGATAAAAACTTCTCCACCTCAGTTAAGACAGTCTTAACATTATTTAATGCATTCTCAACAGGTTCTATGACTGTATCCACAGTAACAGCGTAATCAGATACCCCTTTGGCATGTTCTTCACGCCAAGCAAGCATATCTTTTTTATACCTGAACTTAGGTATCTCTCCTAAGTACGATGGCAAAAATAGGTTATATATTTTACTTTGCGCAGCAAAGCCACACCTGTAAAGTATAATGTCTCCATCTACTAGTGCTTTCATAATAGTCCACCAATATTTGTTTCTTTTTTAGCCATATTAGTCAAATTCTTGTCTGAATTTTGATTTATACGCATTGGTCGTACCTTATACAGAGGACATTCATAACCTGTGCATTCTTCGACCTGTTTGCGCCATGTTCCTTTTGAATATGGGTCATAGATGCAATAACGACACATATTATTGATGGCTTCTCTTAGTTTCATCTTAGTTAATTAAAACCTTAGATTCTTCTTCTTTCTTTCTAGCTTTTTCAGCAAACTTATCTCTCCAATCATCTAAGGTAGCTTGCATCTCATGTAGTCCCTCATATCCCTGTACTAAAAAAGGTACTTCAGCCTCTACTACATCAGTCTCTTTATTGACTATTGCATAAACAGCATGACCGTTTCCCTTAGATGCAACAGAACCTTGTACCACAAGTTTGTAGTCAAGGGTTTCGTCTAAGTATCTACTATTCATAATTTGTGTCCTCTTCTAATAAATCAGCTTGAGCGTCAGAGGAAGGGTCATCATAAGACCCTTCTCTAGCTTCAGAAGCTTCTATATAAAATTTACGAGTAAATGCTTCAACAGATTTTTCAACTATTTCAGATTTCTTCTTGGTATTAGCACCTAAGCTAATTGCTCCAGAAGTAATTAATAAATCAACCATAGCAATTGCTCTTTGTAGACATGCTTCGTATCTAATTTCTTTAGAACGTAACTTGTCCTCTTCTTCTTTGTTAGACCAGTATGAGTCTCTGGTAACAGTTGCTCCAGCTGTAACTTTCACTTTAGGTGAAGCTGCTGGTTGTAAGTTACTTGTCTCTGATGCATCCACTACTTCTACTGATTTCAAATCTATATTCTTATAGATTCCTTTTTCAGTATATACAAATTTAATGGTATTACCTTCCTTAAAAGGTAATTTAGTTGCATCAAAGCCAGCACCATACCAAGCACCACTTATTGATACCGATACTCCTCTGCCAGTTCTTATAGTCTCTACGACTCCTTCTGCTGTATTCATATTAAGACCCCCAATGAGTTCCAGTTTTAATTTCAGCTTTTAATGGTATGTTGAAATCTATACCATATAGTTTCTTCATATACTTCACAGGAAAATCCTGTAATGACTCTGACATCACATCCATGAAAAAGTTCCGTTCATCTGGATGAATTTCACAAATAATTGAATCATGTATAGTATTTGTGATAAAAGACTCAGCATTTGCACTTTTAAAGCAATGCCAAGCGTACACTAGTGCTGTTGGTACAATCTCAGCTGTAGCTAAGTATTGCACTGGATAATTTCTAACTGATGTATTACCCTCAACATAACCAGTATGTGTAACCTTCAACGAGGGAAAGTAAAACTTCATCCCCGTAGGAAGTGTTAATTCTTTGTTTATAACTGCTTCATCTACCCATTTATCTTGCTCTCTAGTGATTCCCCTGTATTTTTCAGTAAACGCTCTATAATAACGTCTCTCAGATGGTGTTCCGCTTGTTCCACCATAGAGTGGCTTAAATGTATGCGCTTTTGCGTTTTGTCTAGCCTGTACTCTGTCCCGTTCTCTTGGATATATGATGTCAGCTGTAAATTTATGAACATCAAAATTTCCCTGTATGTCTCGAAGTCCTTGATTATCTCGTCCATACCAGACAGCGACTCTGAACTCCAGTTGTGCTTCATCAGCTTCACCCACCAGCCAGCTTGGTTTTCTTGCTCTAAATAATCGTTTAAATCCTCGATCCACATTCTGGAATTGACACTTGTATGTTTTTCCAGTACTGCTGTACCTGCCAGTAGTAGTAACTGCTTGGTTGATAGAGGCGTGTAGGATACCTTCCCCCTGCTCACAACATTCATTAAACTTCTCCAAAGATTTAGTAACTTGTGCATTTAGTTTCACCTGCCTTTGTTTTAGTTGTATAAACTTCTTTTGTTTACTAGTTTTTGGCTTCAGTAGAGATACAACTACCGATGAAGCACTTCTCTCTCCCTTAGGAGTAGTTATAATATTACCGTTATGGTCTTTTGGCATAGCAAATTTAAGCTCATCATAAATAAACTCAGACATCTGCTTATTACTTCTTGGGTTAAGACCACCAGTAAATTCGTCTAATTCTCTCTCAACTGAACGTAGCTCAGATACAGATAGCTTGTATACTTCCCTTACTTTGGAAGTATCTAAGCACATACCATTAAATTCAATATCTGCAAGAACTGGTATCTGCAGGCACTTTGTATAAAAAACACGCTCTAAGCCATTTTTAAATAATTCCCTACGCTGGTGCTCAAATAATTTATGCGTTTGCTCTACGTCGATTTTAGCGTACTTTTTGAGCCAATTTTCAGGCATTTCTGAAGGGCATATTCCAGCGCCCATCATAGCACTAATTATTGACTCTTTTCCTCCGAGGTTTCTTCGTTTGAGGCACTCTTCAAGAGATAGTCTCCCTCGTCTGTTGGATCGTAATACGTATTCTGCCAATTGTGTACAAAAGGGAAGTGTCTGTTCAAGTCTGACTCCGAGGCGCTTAAGCCATCCAAGCTCGAACTTTGCATTGTGTGCAACAATGAAATCAGCTCTTGCCACTTCTTCAAGAAAGTCTTCGATGTGGGCTGGTTTGGGATGTTGAACGAAAACTCCTCGCTCATCTCCTGATCGCTTCCACGCAATGAGTAAGACATTGTTATTTTCATTTAACGGGTCTCCTTTATCTAAGTTAGTTGTTTCAAAATCGAATACCAAATAATTATCTGATTCAAATATATCAGGATTTGGATTAGTTACAAATTCAGGTATATTAAAATTCATCATATGCTGGTTACTTTACTAGTTTTTGTATCTACCATAACTGGAAAATATAAATGTTCTCCGCTAAGTTTATTCTTAGGAAGAGATATCATCCTCCACGATTTACTGTCGTATTCCTCATTAG